TACCGGTATAAGGTTCACGCCAATGTTCTACTTCACAACCTTTATATATGGCTATATCTCCGGCGTTTAATAGAATCTTTTTACCATCCATAAAGATAGGCCATGGCTTTGGGTCATTAGCAATACAGAGCGTAGCACTATATTGACAACTAGGTCTATCAGTATGTTTTTCTAATGTAGAACCTTTCCAATAGATTCTACCATAAGTATAGGTGGGAAATAATTCAAGTCCTGTTTGTTCTTCTATGAGTGGTAGTAAAGTGACTGCTAAAGAATCACAAATTACTTCACTATAAAAAGAAAAACTGATAGGACTTTGTTCATCACCAAAGGCAGTCAAATCATCAGTTGATTTGTTTTCTTGGTAATATTTGACCTGTTTGGTCAACAATATGGTATTTTTTAATAAATCTAATGTATCCGGACTGATAGCTTCACGGACCACTTTATAAGGTTGTTTCATAATAAACTCACTAGTAACTTAATATGGTTATTTATATAGTACCTGGAAATAGATAAATAGACTTATAAGAGGAGAAATTGATGGCAACAATCACTAACCGAACCGATTTCACAAATTATTGCCTTAGAAGATTAGGCTTTCCAGTTATTCAAATTAACGTGGATGATGACCAAGTATCTGACCGTATTGATGACGCACTTCAATATTGGCAAGATTATCACTTTGATGGTCTACAAAAAGTCTACTATATCAAAGCATTACAACAAACTGATATTGATAACAAGTATTTGGACTTGAGCCAATCAACAGATGCTCAAGGTAATCCAATGGAAATTGTTGGTATTACCCGTATATTTCCAATATCTGATTCACAGGCAACAGCAAATATGTTTGACCTTAGATATCAATTACGTTTAAATGAGTTGTACGACTTTACCTCCGCATCATACATTAACTATACGTTGACTACTCAACACTTACGTTCTTTAGAAATCATGTTCACTGGAGAAGTTCCTATTCGATTCCAAAGACATATGCAGAGATTGTATATTGATTGGAATTGGGGTGCTTCAGAAGCACCAGTTGGTACTATTGTGGTTGCCGAATGTTATGCGGCAATTAATCCTGATGTATATAATAATGTTTGGAATGACCGTTGGTTAAAAGAATATGCCACACAACTTATCAAGAGAACTTGGGGTAATAACTTATCTAAGTTTGCCGGTTTACAATTACCCGGTGGTGTTACATTAGACGGCCCAAAAATTTATCAAGAAGCTTGTGAAGAAATTGCAAGACTAGAAAGAGAAATGGAAAATAATTACGGTGGTATTTTAGAATTTTTTATGAATTAATTATAGGAAATTATTATGCCAATTTCTCAATATTTTAATAATTATGGCTCGGTAACCGAACAACGGGTAATTGAAGATATTATTGTAGAATCAATTAAGATTCAAGGATTTGATGCTTACTATTTACCTAATGAAAATGATGCGGCTCGTGATTTACTTTTTGGTGAAGATCCAGTTAAATATTTTTCTTCAGCATTTTCATTAGAAATGTATCTATCAAATGCTTTAGAATATGGTGGTGAAAGAGAATTCTTTTCTAAGTTTGGTTTAGAAATTAAAAATACTGTTAAAGTTATTATTTCTAAGCGTTCTTTCTCACAACGAGTTTCACAAACTACTTTTACCAGACCACGTGAAGGTGATTTAATTTATATACCTTTTTTAAACGGTACTGGTGAATTGTTTGAGATTAAATTTACAGACCAAACTAAAGACTTCTTTATGTTAGGAAGAAAAGTACCTTATTTCTACGAATTAGAATTGGAAAAATTCAAGTACTCACAAGAAATTATCAAGACTGGTGTTCCAGATATCGATATTGTTTCTCAACAATCCGCTTACACAATTACATTGAATACAGGTTCAGGTACAGGAATATTCTTGACAAACGAAATTGTTTATCAAGCACCTAATGGTGATATTGCTAATTCAACAGCACAAGCATATGTTCAATCATGGACGCCAATTAATAATACATTGACTGTTACAAATATTGCTGGTGAATTTATTGATGGTCAATTAATTATCGGTGCTTCAAGTAATGCTCAATATTACTTGTCAACGTTTGACCCATTAGCCACATCTCCAGCAAATGAAAACTTTGATAATTCTTTTATTTCTGGTCTAGCAAATTCTGTAATCGACACATCAGAATCGAATACCTTTGGTAAAATTTAATGGCTAACGTTTCTTACAATCACATCATTCGAAAAATTACCGCAGGATTTGGTGGTTTATTTGATAATATTACTTTAGTTCGATACAATGGTGATGGTACAGAATCAGAAAGATTCATTGTACCTATTGCTTATGCAGCCAAAGAATTGTATGTTCAAAGACTTCAGAGTGATTATAATTTAGATAAAAAAGTTCAGATGACTTTGCCTAGAATGTCTTTTGAATTAACTGGTATGAGTTATGATGCTTCAAGAAAACAAAATACCAATATTAAATCTTTTACAAATACAAATGCAGGTGTAGTATCTCAATACAATCCTGTACCATATAATTTTAATTATTCTTTATACTTGTATACCAGAAACATTGAAGATGCGCATCAAATCGTTGAACATATATTACCATATTTTACTCCTGATTATACTATCAAATTAAATTTAATATCTGAATTAGGAATAATTAAAGAAGTACCAATTATTTTAAACACAACTAATTTTGATATCACATATGAAGGTTCAAGAGATTCTGACACCAGAACCATTATTTGGACTTTAGATTTCACAGTCAAAGGTTTCATCTTTGGTCAAACAAGTACACCAAAAATTATTGGTACTACTATTACTAATATATTTAATGATACCACAGCATCAAATAATGTTTTATTGAATATGAATTCTACAGGATTAGGAACATATCAAGAAGGTGAATTTATATATCAAGGTACATCGTTTAGTATGGCTACCGCCACAGGAACAGTAGTCAAATGGGTACCTATAAATAATCAATTAACTATAAAAAACATTAGTGGAAATTTTATTTCTTCACAACCAATTGTTGGTGTTAAAACAAATGCTAGTTACACATTCAATTCATACAATGTATTACCAACTGATTTAGCACAAATTATTACTATTACTACACCAACAGATGCCAAGGCAAACACTTTATATTCATATAATACAATACTTAATGAAGGTTCGAATATAAGTAACAATATAATTAATACAAATAATTTTTCAGGTGATTTATCTCTTGTATTAGGTCAAGATGATTTGTCAATAGAACTAGAAAATCCAATTGATTTATTAGGAAACTAAAATGTCCAGAACACTACAATTTAAACGTTATGCTAATACGGCAGTTGCAAATATTACAGGGGCTAATGGCGAATTAATTATTGATTTAACAAATCAAACTATTACAGTACATAATGGTTCAAAGGTAGGTGGTACTCGTTTAGCAACAGAAACATATGTTGCCAATACTTTAAATTCTTTTTCGTTAACCGTAAACTCTGAAATTATTTTAACACAAGCAGCTTTTAATAAAGCTAATGCAGCAAGCGTATCGGCTCAAGCTGCATTTAATGCAGCAAATGCTTCAACAAGTAATGTTACAGCCAACATTGCATTAGCTTCTTTTGCACAAGCCAATGCAGCAAACATTTTAGCACAAGCTGCATTTAATCAAGCAAACGGGGCAAATGTATTAGCACAAAACGCATACACACGTGCAAATGGTGCACCAAATCTTTTTGCTGGAACTAGTAACTTTGCAACAGCACCTTTAGGTACTTTATATTTTAATAGTAATACAGGAATGCAAATTGTTGGTTCTGGTAATGCTTTATATTTTAATGAACCACAAAATCTACAAACAAATGGTACACCTGTATTTGCTACTGTAACTGCTAATAACTTTTACAGTAACACTAATGTTGATTTGTTTGTTTTTGCTAATGCTTCTTATAATCAAGCCAATACAGTTAACGTATTTACTCAAGCGGCATACAATCAAGCAAATTCAGCAAACGTCTTAGCGCAGGCAGCATTTAATACCGCAAACAATGTTTCTAATGGTCGTACACAATCAGCTCAAAGTGCCACATACACATTACAAAGTTCTGACGCTGGTAAGTATTTTTATTACACACATTCAGCAAACGTAATTCTTTATTTACCATGGACATCTAATGTGTCTTTTGCAAATGGTACTACAATTATGATTTATTCTCAAAATACTGCTGCATCAGCAAACGTAACAGTAACACCTAATGTAAACGTTTCTTTATTTACTGCTGGCAATACCATATCAGGAAGTCATAATGTTAATCCGTATGGCGTAGCAACTCTAACAATGGTAAAAGCAAATACATGGTTTATGACAGGTTCTGCAATTAATTAATATATAAAATAATATGAATAATCTTGATAAAAATTTGAGTGAAGTTTTTGATGT